CATTACCACCGTTAGTTAAAAATGGATTAACGACATTACCATCATCATCTGAAAATGTTGGTGAAGGATGTTTTTTAATATAATTTGTAATTTTTTTTGCAGTTGCTTCTATTTTTTTTATCTGATCTAATCTTTCATCCATAGATCCATCATAACTATCATACGCCAAAAGTGGACTATCGTAATCAGAAACAGATTGAGTGTAAGGGTCTAATGAAGTTTTACTCCATGGTCTAAGACCTGGTTGCATTGGCAATACATAACTACCTCTAGATCCACTACTGTCTCCGGTAGCTTCTCTAATAATATTTTTTATAATTCTATCTAAATTTTTCATTTGATTATATTTTATAAATATCTTATTATTATGAATATGGAACAGGAAAACACAAACTATGGTAATTTATTTGGGACTATTGATTTACTAAGTGAAGAACACCTTGAAATAATATTATCGACAATGGATAATGATCACTCACTTTTTTATTTAATTGAGTCGGTTAAATCCGCCCATCAAAAAGGTTGTTATAGTATTGGTGAAACTGAAGTCATTTCTAAAGCAATTAGAACTTTATTAAAATAATTTATTTGATTTTTTAATATTATCAACACCCCACATAGGTTGTAAATTATCTAATGACCAACATTTCATAAATTCACTATCTCCCATTTCTTGAATATTATAATGAGTTATTGGTAATTTATGGTCCACATGCCAATCACCGTAGTTATCCCAAGACATTTTATCTGTAAATTTATTTTCTAAATGTGATATTAGTTGTTCAGGTGTGTATTGTAGGATATCAAAATAGTGTTTGTTTTTTTCAACATTACTTTCTTTTAATACCTGATATATTGCGGTTCTGAAATTACTGATTAGTTTATAGAGGGGGTCTCTCGCTTTACGATTTCTTTCGTAATCTCGTTTTATTTGTTTAATTTTATCAACATTATTTTCTCGGTATTCTTTAATGTATTTACTTAAATGTTCTTTATTTTTTTCCGCCCAATTTTTATGATTTTCACTTTTTCTTTTTTTTGTTTCAGGTTTTGATTCATATTTTTTCATAGAAACTTCTCTACCACCAATATTTCTTCTACCTGATGGTCCAAGGACAATACCATTATCCCTAAGAGTATTTAAGATAATTGTTTTATGTATTTTTAATTTTTTACTAATAGTGGGAGAACCTAATAAATCTTCAGTGTATAACTTTATTATTTCTTTAACTTGCAATTCGGTTAATTCTATTTTTCTCATATACATAAATATAAGTTATTTGACCAAAAAATCAACTATTAAAATTAAGATATAAAAAAAGGGACAATAAATTGTCCCTTTAGTCTTATTCTTTAAGATTTTGATTATCTCAATTCTCTTAAATCGAATGTTCTAACGCCATCTACGGTAATTCTTCCGTAAAATCTGTTGTTGACCATCTTTTTTGCGTATCTCGTCATTATTCCTTTGATCGGAGTAAAGTTGAACGGATTGTACATTGTAGGTGTTAATTGTAGAGGTACATACGGTGCGTAGATGTAACCTGTGTCTAACAATGATGTTCCTTTGTGTCCAATCAAAACTTGGTTTGCTGGGAAGTAAGGATCACGATAAACTTGGTATCTACCTGATAATGTACCAACTCTTTCAATACCCATATTGTACTGATCTTGGTCAGGAGCCGCGTTAGATACATGGAAGTATTCTAAATCGTCAAAGATTGCAGAAACCTCAGATGAAACAACGATCCAGTTAGCACCACCACGAAGAGTTGACTTGTGGATTTGTGCCGACAATTGATTGATTGCTGTAATCAAAGTTTGGTTCCAATCTTTCTGAGTGTAAGATGTTGTTTGAGAAATTCTTCTCCATCCGTTGTAATCCCATCGTAATTGCCAAGCCGCTCCTTTTCTCAAGTCACGAAGGATCTCACGATCGATCTCAGCTGCTACTTGCTCAGATAACAATGCAGTTAACTCAGCTTCAGCGTCAATGTTATGGAATGCCGCAACATCTTGAGCTAATTCAGGAGACCATTGTGCTCTTAGTTTTCTTTCTGTAACAGATACTGTTACTGACTCAAGGTCAAAAGAAACCTCACCAATTTGATCTTCGAACTCAAGGTTAGCATATCTTCTATACCAAGCGATGAATGAAGTACCAGAAGTACCTGAGTAGATTGTAGTACCTGTGTATCCGTCAAGTGATGTTGCATCACAATCAGCACATACAGGACAAGATAAATCTACCTCTAAGTAAATACATCCGTTATTATCACAGATATCGTTATAGTTACCACCGTTACCACCGTTTAATGGGTTGTTAGGGTATGAACCATTGTTGTTAAATACTGTACTTGCGTTTTCTCCGTAAGCAACGATACCTTTACCATATATTTGAGTTACAACTCTAAATAATAAAGGAACATAAACTGTTAAACCTCCTGTAGATGCTGTTAATACATTACACGGTGTTGTTGCCGCAGAAATAGCTGAAGTTCCGTAGATTCTTAAGTCAGAAAGGAAAGATTCGGTATCCATTTCGTTACCGTCAGGTCCGATAAGTTTTCCAGCTCCTGAGTTGTTGAATCCACAAAGTTTCATAACAACTTTTCTTGTGTTTCCTTCGTATGCCGTTAAAGCCGCATCAACTAAACTACTACCAGACCATACTTGTACAGCTGTGTTAGCGGTAACTGCAGTCCATTTACCTTTAGAGTAATCAAACAATCCTGGAGGATCTAAACCTGCCTCATTTCCTTCGTAGAATAAATCATACAAATCTTTTTTGTAAGGATAGTTAGGTGCGGTACCTCCTGGGTATCCAGCGTTTGTGTCAGTTGGTCCATTAGGTGCTCCGTAAGGTGCTTGGTGTATTCCGCCTGCATCTGCTACTCCTGTTTGAGGGTAACCATTAGCGTCATAAGATGATGCGTTTTGGTATCCTTGAATACGAGGTACAAAGAAGAACAATTTACCGATAGGTAAGTTCATTGCTTGTACAGATACGATGTCGTTAGCCAACAATTTAGAGAATACTCTTCTCACGATAGGGAAGACAACAGTTTCGAATGCTCCGTTAGAAGATCCGTCAGAAGTTGCTTCGTTTATAAGGTGTGACGCTTGATTCTCATATAATTGAGCCACATTTTCTTTTAAGTGACCTTTTAGACCTTCTAAAAAGCCTAACTTGTCCCATTTGTTAATTGTGTCTTCTTTGATAACTTTAAGGTGTTTTAACCCGATATTACCAACAAGACCTGATTCTAATAATGCTCCCATTTTTTTGGTTTTTTATTTTTTTTTAGTTTATTTTTATTTATAATTTACTCATTAAATCTTTCATTCTTAAGAATTGAGGATTTTCGTAAGTTTTTGATTCAATCAAATTAGCCGCTGAACCTGACTCAACAGATCTATTAACAGTTCTTTCAATTGATTCGGTTATTTTTTGTTCTGATGAAGAACCACCTGAATTTAATTCAGATTTTATGGATCTGTACAGACTTTTTGATTCTTTCAAAGATTCAACATTATCAAATCTTCTAAGAACATTTATTTTTTCTTGTTTTGTTGTTGAGTGTTCGGTGAACAATCGTGTTGCGTAAGCTAAATTTGAATTGAAAACAGCAACCTCATTCAATTTAGTTCTAAAAATATCAAGAGCTTTTTTGTATTCTTCATTTTTCTCTCTTAACAATTGAACTTCTTGGTTTGTACTTTCGGAAATTTTGAATGGATTATATTCGAAATTTCTGTTGTTTGTTCTCGCTTTTCTCAAGCCACGACTACCATCTTTAGATCCATTACCATAAGTTCTTGACGCTTCTTTGGTCTCAACTTTTTTCATAGATCCTTTTTCCATGTTTTCACCTTGTTTATATTCAAACTTGGCTTTTCCTGTTCCCATCGCTTTTGTACCTTTACCGAAAGCTTCTTTTCTTTTTTGATTAAATCCGCCGCCCATATTAGGTTTTTTGTCGTATGCGAATTTAGGTCCTTTACCAATTCCGACTCCTTTTGCTTTAAGTGTTTTTTTGATAGCTTCCATTACTGTGTCCAAATCTACCGAATCTGATTCCATATCTTCTTCCATTTCATAGTCATGTTCGTTTCCATCATACATTTCTTCCATTTCATAGTCTTTGTAATGTCCGTCAACATTACCCATTTTGTGACCATTACTTCTTTTAAAATCATGTTTGTTTCCGCCATACATTTCTTCCATTTCAGGATCAACACCTTCGCCCATGTCATCTTCATATTCTCTATGTCTACGAGATCTGAAACTATCTCTCATGTCGTCTCCCATGTTATCATCCATACGAGATCTTAATCGATCTCTCATAGGTGTTTCGAATCTACCTTTATGAGATCTGATTGCATCTCTCACAGGAGTTTCAAATCCCATTTCATCATCTCCCATTGAAAAATCATTGTCATCGTCTTCTTCTAATGAGAAATTATCGTCCTCATCATCCATTTCAATTTCATAGATAGCTCCTTCCATGTCCACATCAGCATCTCCATACATTTCATCATCTTC